AGCAACAGCAACAAGCACGAATGTTATCATTCCTGCTAACTCTCAAATCGTATCTATCGATGTTAACGTAGAAACTGCGTTTAACGATTCAGGCACTGATATACTTGAAATTGGTTCAGTTGCAGATACTGATTTATATGTTAACGACGTCAGTATTGCAGCAGTTGGCCCAGCAGCTTTGGGAACAGCAGGTCTGTGTGCTAACTGGAAAGATATTGGAACTTCTGACATCAGAATTGCATACATTTACAATGGTGCAAATGATGATGCGTCAGCAGGTGCTGCTACAGTAACTATTAATTACTTGCAGAACAATAACCTTTCATAATAAATAATTTAGTGTGGGCTTCGGCCCACACTTAAATTTTAAGGAGAAAAAAATATGTCAATTGTTTTAAAGAACTGGGTACGTGTAAGTGATACAGTAACAGCTGATGCTGATTACTTTGTTACAGCAGCACGACCTAATACATCTGCAACTATGGCACAAACATCCCTAGCATCTGATCATAATGGTGGCGGAAGAAACGTTACTGTTACGACTACAGGAACCGGAGATAGCGGAAAAACAGCTACTATCACTGGGACTGATGTCAGCGGAGCATCTCAAACCGAAGTAATAACTTTACCTGGATCTGCTACAACAACAGCAGGCACTAAAATATTTTTAACTGTAACTGCAGTTGAAATGAGTGCACAACCAGCAGCTAACATAACAGTTGGTTTTGGAACTGCGGCCGGAGCAAAAATTGGTGGCGGTGGAGTTTTTGGTAGCTTTAGAACTACATCAGGCGGCAACGCTGGAACATGTAGTTTTAGAACTGGTGGAACTGCAGGAACAGTACTTGCTACTGATAAATCAAGCGGAACTTCTGGAGCAAACAACGGTCCATTTTCTGCTCACGGAACTGGAGCAAAACTAGTGAACGGAATGTTTGTTACTTACACTGTAGGTGATTTTGATCAGATAGTAGTTTTTTATGCTGGATAGGGATTTAAATGGCAAATACGACATCTTCAGCTTATTCGTTTGATCAGAGTTTTTCTATTGATGAAATAATTGCTGATGCTTATGAAAGAATAGGTTTGGTTGGAACTGCAGGTCATCAAATTAAAACTGCAAGAAGATCACTAAATATTCTGTTTCAAGAGTGGGGCAATAGAGGAATACATTTTTGGGAAGTTGGAAACACCAATGTAAATTTAGTGGAAGGATCTACTACTAACATTGATGCAACAGCTGAAGGTTCTGGTGTCTATACTTTTTACAGAAATTCAACAGATGTCCCTGGTGGGGGTGAACCACCACAAGCTACAACTGTTCCTACAGCAAACGTTTTTGGTATTTCAGATATTTTAAATGTTACTTTCAGACAAAATTACAATACTACAAATCAATCAGATATTGGTTTAACAAAAGTTGCAAGAGATGCATATTCTGCAACGGCAAACAAAACGTCAAAAGGAACCCCTTCACAATTTTGGGTTCAAAGATTTATAGATAAAGTTACTATAACTATTTACCCTTTGCCGAATGCAACAGCTGCAAATAATTTTCTTAACGTGTATTATGTTAGAAGAATTCAAGATGCAGGTGCTTATACAAATGCAAGTGACACTCCTTTTAGGTTTGCTCCTTGTATGGTTTCAGGTTTAGCTTATTATTTAGCTATGAAGTTTGCACCACAACTAACACAACAAATGAAATTAATTTACGAAGATGAATTAGCAAGAGCATTAGCGGAGGATGGATCAGCGGCGAGTACGTACATTACACCGAAAACTTATTATCCAAATGTATAATGGCACGATTTTCAAAAGGAAGAAGAGCTTTAGCGATATCAGATAGATCCGGTGCAGCATTTCCATATGATGAAATGGTTAAAGAATGGACTGGTGCCTTAGTGCATATTTCTGAATTTGAACCTAAACAACCTCAACTACAACCACATCCTGTGGGTGCAGATCCACAAGCATTAAAAAATGCAAGACCTGCAAGAGTAGAATTTCCTGTAGAAAATATACTACCCAACAATCCATTTACAACTACGGCTGCTTCTGGAACTTTAAGTGTATCTTATCCATTTAATCAAATAAGTTATGGAACTTCTTATGTTAGATTTAGAAATGTAAAGAAACCTGTTGGTGGTGTGGCTGTTTCTACTTTAGAATTAACAACTACATTGAATGGAGATATTAGTGATTCTGCTACAACAATTGTTTTAACAGATGCAACAGAGTTTCCAACTTCTGGTTTTATTATGATAAAAAAAGTTGATACAACTCCTGACACAGATAACTATGGAAAATTTTTAAATGAAGTAATTCAATACACAGGTAAAGCTGGTAATAATTTAACAGGCTGTACACGTGGAACAGCAGCACCTTTTAAAGGAGAAACTTTAGACAGCACGACGGCTACTACGCACAGCAGTGGAGCAGAAGTTTTTGGATCTTATTTAGCTACGGCTATTGGTAATACTGTTAATACAGGTGCTCAACCACCAACTGAAGTACAATATAATTCAATTACCGTTCCGCTTGTTTCAAATGCAACGAGCACAGAAACAGGAGGCGGTTTTCAGTGTACAATTGGACCGATCAATGATAAAGGTTAATTATTATGGCTGGATATAATTTATCAAACTTACAGACAGATATTAGAAATTATACTGAAGTAGATAGTAATGTTTTTACTACTGCTATATTAAATAGATTTATAGAAAATGCAGAATACAGAATTGCTTATGATGTTCCCATGGATTCAGACAGGTTTGTTGAACAAGGGACAATGGCAACAGATGTAAATAATATTAGAGTTCCAGCAGGAACATTATTTGTAAGGGGTGTAGAAGTATTTAATGCATCTAATTCTACTGAACAAGGGAATTGGTTAGAAAAAAGAGACCAAACTTTTTTAAGTGAGTATGTTGGAAGATTAACTGGACCAGAGGGATCTACTGCATCTGGAGCTGATGTTACCGGTAAACCAAGATATTACGCTATGTTTGGGGGAGCAACCGGCACAACTGATACTACATCAGGATCTATTTATTTAGCGCCTACACCAGACGCTAATTATATATTCAGAATATATTATAATAAAATTCCACCAGGTTTGGAAACAGAGACTTCTGGAACTTATATCAGTAAATATTTTCCTCAAGGTTTACTATACGCTTGCTTAGTTGAAGCATATTCTTTCTTAAAAGGTCCAACTGATATGTTGACATTATACGAAGGAAAGTATAAACAAGAGTTAGCCAAGTTTGCAGCAATGCAAGTTGGTAGACGAAGAAGAGATGATTATACAGATGGAACAATCCGTATACCTATTGAATCACCGTCACCTTAAATGGAGTAAAATATTATGGCAATAACATCGGCAATTTGTAACAGTTTTAAAGTTGAGATTTTAAAAGGAGTGCATAATTTTACAGCGTCATCTGGAGACACTTTTAATTTAGCTCTATACACTAGTTCAGCAACTTTAAATAAATCAACGACAGCTTATACAACATCAAACGAAATCACTAACACATCAGGCTCAGCTTACACAGCTAAAGGAAAAGCACTTACAAGTGTAACTCCGGTTTTATCTACGGATACGGCAGTTTGTGATTTTGCAGATATATCTTTTACGTCGGCTTCGTTTACAGCTAACGGGTGTTTAATTTTTAACGACTCAGCAACTGGCGATCCTGCAGTTTGTGCAATCGCATTTGGTTCTGATAAAACTGTAACAAGCGGAACTTTTACAATTCAATTTCCAACAGCTGACGCAGACAACGCAATAATTCGTATCGCATAAGGAGATAAGTCCTTATGGCTAACACGTGGAATGAATCAGGTACAACCTGGGGGACTAATCGTTGGGGAACCACTGATGCATTTGTATTAGGTTGGGGAGCCCAAGCATGGAATGATGGTGAGTGGGGACAACTCAATGATGCCATCGTTACACTTACAGGTGTTTCTTCTACTTCAAGCATAGGATCAGTTTCAGTTACAGCAGAAATAAATACAGGATGGGGACAAGACGGTTGGGGTGTTGAAAACTGGGGAGAGTCAGGTTTAGTCGTACCACTTACTGGTGTTGAAGCAACCACAGGACTCGGAGAAGATGTAAGTTGGGGTAAACAAACTTGGGGGTCCGCAACAACTGGTTGGGGTGGAGAATATTTTTTAACCCCTGCAGATGTAATGGGTCTAACTGGTTTAAGTGCAACATCAACCGTTGGATCACCAACAGCTATTTCTGACGCTACGTTTAGTTTAACAGGTCAAAGCGCAACTATATCAGTTGGAGCGTTAGATCCTGCAGATCAAACTATGGGTTTAACTGGACTAAGTTCTACAGCTTCTGTGGGTGCAATTACACCAGCAGATGTAATGGGACTAAGCGGTTTATCAGCAACAGTATCAATAGGTGCACTTTCAACTTCTACAAATCCAATTGTCGATGTAACGGGTCTTTCTATGACATCCTCTGTAGGAGCAATAACTCCAGCAGATGTTATGGGATTAACAGGATTAGCTGCAACTTCTTCAGTTGGTTCAATATCACCAGCAGATGTTATGGGATTGACAGGAGTTTCTGCAACTGCTAGTGTGGGTAATGTAGCGCCTTTAGGTTATGAGTCAATAACAGGTAATCAAAGTGCAGGATATAGTTCTGTTACGGCTACACAAAATGCTAATTATACGGCAGTAAATGCTGATAACTAAAGAATATGTTATTGACAAGAAGTACAAAACAAATTAAAAAAAGATACTAATTAGGAGTACAAAATTATGGCATCAACATTTAGCCCTTTAGGTATAGAACTAATGGCAACCGGTGAAAACGCTGGTACATGGGGAACAAAAACAAATACAAATTTAAACATAGTAGAACAAATTTCAGGTGGTTATACAACTCAATCAATAGCCGGTGGTGCACAAACAACTACTTTATCCGTTTCTGATGGATCAACTGGTGCAACTCTTGCACACAGAATGATAGAATTTACAGGCACAATTACAGGAAATCAAATCGTAACGATACCTTTAGATGTTCAAACTTTTTATTTTTTAAGAAACTCAACATCAGGTGCTTATACAGTTCAATTTAAATATGCGTCTGGATCTGGAGACAGCTTTACTTTTTCAGCGACTGATAAAGGTGATGCTCTTGTATTTGCTACGGCAAATGATGGAACTAATCCAGATATTGACACTTTACCAGCTGGGGACGTTACAACAACTGGCACGCAAACACTAACAAACAAAACACTGACTTCTCCTAAAATTGGAACTTCAATTTTAGACACAAATGGTAATGAGTTATTTTTATTAACAGCAACAGGTTCTGCTATCAATGAATTAACTTATGCTAATGCGGCTGCTGGAAATGCACCATCATTCACAGCTTCTGGAGGAGACACTAATATTAGCATTAATTTAGTACCAAAAGGCACTGGAGAAGTTCAAGCAAATGGTAGTGGATTAGCAACAACAGGAAAAGCTATTGCAATGGCATTAGTTTTCGGTTAAAAGAAGCACAGGAGAATAAATTATGGCAGCACCAAATCTAGTAAACGTATCAACGATAACAGCTAAATCTGTTCAAGCAGCGTTAACTACAACTTTAACAACTGAAATTTTAGCTAACGCATCATCTTCAGGAAAAGTTTTTAAAGTTAACAATGTTCTAGTAGCAAACATTGATGGCTCATCAGCTGTCGATATTTCTGTTTTTATAACTAAATCAGGTGGTTCACCACTTGCAATTGCAAGCACAATTTCTGTGCCTGCTGATGCAACACTAACTGTTATTGATAAAGATACAGCTTTATATTTAGAAGAAGGCGATAATATCGAAGCAGGAGCTGGAGCAGCATCTGACGCTGTTATCACTATAAATTACGAAGAACTATCGTAATAGGGAGTCTAATTAATGGCTCACTTTGCAAAATTAGACGAAAACAACGTAGTAGAAACGGTTATTACTTTTTCTAACGATGAAGTAAGTGCTAATGGTGGAGATTTATCTGTTGAAGCAGAAAACTTTGTAGCTGCTAGACATCCAGGAACTTGGAAACAAACTTCTTATAACAATAGTTTTAGAAAACAATATGCGGGTATAGGATATAGTTATGATGCATCTAAAGATAAATTTATATCTCCTCAACCTTATTCGTCATGGACTTTAGATTCAAATGATGATTGGAAGGCACCTGTAGAAGAACCAAACACAAAAGTTATTGATGCAGATAATAATATTTATTTGCAAGCATGGAAAGAATCAACTCAAGAATGGATTGGAAGACTATCTACAAGATACTTTACATGGAATCCAGATACGTTACAATGGGATGAAAACGGATTAGAGGAGGATTGGATATAATGCCAGGTTCAGGTGGATTTATTTTTGGGACAACTATTACCCCTACAAAAGGAGATTTATTACAAGCTTTTACATCACCCGGGACTTTTACAAGTCCTGTTGGAGCTACCAACGCTGATCTTTTAGTCGTTGCCGGTGGAGGAGGAGCTGGAGGTTCTGGCGGAGGAGGAGGGGCCGGAGGGCTTAGACTCTTAACAAGTCAACCTATACCAGCTAGTCCTGTCACTGTTACCGTAGGAGCCGGAGGAGCTGCTGGTGCAACTGCGCCGGCGGGAGGTAGTGGTGGTAGTCCCTCTTCTTTTGGCCCTTCCTATGCAGCTTCAGGGGGTGGTTTCGGTTATCAAGTATTATCACCTCCAGGATCAGGAGGTCCAGGTGGATCCGGCGGAGGAGCAGGCGGTAATTCACCTACAACTCCAGCTCCAGGAGGATCAGGAAATTCTGGAGGTTACACTCCAGCAGAAGGACAACCGGGTGGTGCAAGTAAAACCGATGCTACAACTTTTACAAATTGTGGTTCTGGTGGTGGACACACCGGTGCTGGTTTAGGAGGAAACCCTCCTTCTAGTCCTTATGTTGGTGGGGCAGGAACTGACGTTCAACCCACTATGGGACCAGCTCCAGCTAACCCAGGTTTTTACCCACCTTTCCCTTCACCTCGTGCACCTGAAGTAGGTTCATTTGCTGGTGGCGGTGGTGGAAGAAATGAAACTCCAACTCCAACAAATACTTTAGGGGGTACTGGTGGCGGAGGATTAGGAACTACACCTAGTCCAGGTCCAGCAAACCAAGGAGTTGCAAACACTGGTGGCGGTGGCGGATCAGCTACTTCACCTGCAGGTAACGGAGGATCTGGTTTTGTAGGAATTAAAATAGCTAACGCTGGACCAGTCTCAGCATCTGGAGTGTGGACACTACAAGATCAGTTTGAATATAAAAAAGACGATCTTTGGACTTAGTAGTTCTAGACATTAAATATTATTTATAATATTTATAGAAAGAAAGTTATTTTAAATGAATTTGAAAGATTATTATTGGTATTTTGATAGTGTTTTACCCCATAAATTTTGTGATGAACTTATTAAATATGGAAATACAAAAAAAGAAGAACTAGGTCTTATAGGTGAAATTTCTGAAAAAAATGCAAGTGGAAAATCTTTAGAAGATAGAGATTTTCAAGATTTAAAAAAGAAAAGAGATTCAAATGTCGTATGGCTATCTGACAGATGGATTTACAGAGAAATACATCCTTATGTTCACGAAGCCAATAAAAACTCACAATGGAATTTTGAGTGGGATTTTTCAGAGGCTTGTCAATTTACAAAATATAAACTTAATCAATATTATGATTGGCACTGTGATAGCTGGGAAAAACCTTATGCAAATGATAATGGCAATATTAATTATAGAAATAAAATTAGAAAATTATCTGTAACATGTCAACTTTCTGATAGCTCTGAATACGAAGGAGGTGAACTAGAATTTCAGTATAGAAATAAAGATAATCCAAATATGGTGGCACCATGTGAACAAGCTAAAAAAAAGGGATCAATTATTGTTTTTCCTAGCTTTGTATGGCACAGAGTTAAACCAGTAACAAAAGGTACAAGATATTCACTTGTGATTTGGAATTTAGGAAAACCGTTTAGATAATATGTCATTTCAAAATAATAAATATTCTGTAATAAAAAAAGCTATTTCAAAAGAAATGGCAGATTTTATATATAAATATTTTTTGCTTAAAAGACAAACAATAAGAACACTTTTAGATACCGGATATATTTCGCCTTTTACACATTATTTAGGAACTTGGTCAGACGAACAAGTGCCCAATACTTATTCACATTATGCAGATACTGCAATGGAAGTTCTTTTAGCGGGGTTATTACCATTGATGAAAAAAGAAACTAATTTAAATTTAATACCGACATATTCATATGCTCGAATTTATAAAAAAGGAGATATATTAAAAAGACATAAAGATAGACCCTCTTGTGAAATATCCACTACGTTAAATCTTGGTGGAGATCCTTGGCCAATTTATTTAAGTCCTAATGAAAATGTAGGAATAGCAGAAGTTGAGGGAGGAGAAAAAGGAATAACTGCATCAAGCAATGCAAAAGGTATAAAAATAGATTTAAATCCAGGTGATATGTTAATTTATTCTGGATGTGTTTTAGAACATTGGAGAGAAAAATTTGAAGGAGATGATTGTGGTCAAGTATTTTTACATTATAATAACGTTGATACTCAAGGTTTAAATAATAAATTTGATGGTAGACTACATTTAGGACTACCGGCAGACTTAAAAATAAATAATGAGTAGAAAAGTCATTATTTTAGCTATATAAGGAATTATTATGCTACAAAAATTAGGTTTTTTACCCGGATTTAATAAACAAGTTACACCCACTGGAGCAGAATCACAATGGACTGGCGGTCAAAATGTCCGTTTTAGGTATGGTACACCTGAAAAAATAGGTGGTTGGTCTCAGTTAGGAGATAGTAAACTAACATCTTCAGCCAGAGCTTTACACCACATGATTAATAAAGAGGGTATTAAGTATGCTATTATTGGCACTAATAGAATTTTGTATGCATATTCTGGAGGAGTATACTATGACATACATCCTTTAGTTAATCCATCTGGAACTGCTGCTACAAATTTTTTTAGCACAACGAATGGAGAGTCTACTGTTACTTTAACTTTTACCTCTGCTCACAATTTTTCTGTGGGTGATATTATTCTATTTGGTGATGCATCTACTTTTAGTTCTATAACTGATTCAAACTACACATCCTCTACGTTTGCTGAGAAAAAATTTATGGTCACTGCGGTCCCTTCAACTTTAACTTTAGAAATAAATGTTGGTTCTAATGAAACAGGGTCGGGCGCCACTACCTCTGGAGGTATAACTTTTTTTCAATACTATCACGTGGGACCAGCTGAACAGGTTGGAGTTTTTGGTTATGGTATATCACAATGGGGTGGTACAGTAACAAACCCACAAACAACAACTTTAAATGGAGCATTAAACGCTGACTCTGCTGGAACAGGTGGATCAGGGACAACAATTAATGTGGCTAGCACAACGGGATTTCCAAGCACAGGAACAAATTTCATACAGGTAGGAACTGAGGAAATATCTTACACTGGTCTTACGGCTACAAGTTTTACTGGAATAACTAGAAATGTTAGAGGGACAACTAACGCCTCTCACAGTGATGGTGCGACTGTCACCAATCACAGTGATTTTTCAGCGTGGGGTCAAGCAGCATCGACCACGGATAAAGTTAGAGAACCCGGACTATGGTCTTTAGATAATTTAGGTGATAAGTTAATTGCTTTAATTTGTAATGGAGCTTGTTTTGAATGGGACTCATCCTTAGCAAATGCCACGGCAACTAGAGCAACAATTATAACTGGAGCACCAACTGCTTCTAGAGATATGATAGTATCAACGCCGGATCGTCACTTAGTATTTTTTGGAACTGAAACAACAATTGGTGATACCACGACACAAGATGAAATGTTTATAAGATTTTCATCTCAAGAAGATATTAACACTTATACACCCACTGCAACTAATAGTGCTGGTACACAAAGATTGGCTGCCGGATCACGAATCATGGGAGCTAAACTTGGTAGAAATGCAATATACATTTGGTCTGACACAGCTTTATTTACAATGCGTTTTGTTGGTACTCCTCTTACATTTGCTTTTGAACAAGTTGGTACTAACTGTGGATTAATTGGTAAAAATGCAGCTGTTGAAGTTGATGGTGCTGCGTATTGGATGTCAGAGAATGGTTTCTTTAAATATACTGGTAAACTAGAATCTATGGATTGTTTGGTTGAAGATTACGTTTACGATAATTTAAACACAACTTCAAATCAAATGATTTTTGCTGGAGTTAATAACTTGTTTGGAGAAGTTATATGGTTTTATCCTGAGTCAAATTCAAACGTAAACACGCAATCGGTTGTATATAGTTATTTAGATTCTACTTTAAAAAGACCAATATGGTTTGTAAATGCAAGTAGTTTGTTTATAAGAACCACATGGCAAGATTCAGCTGTATTTGGTTTACCTCACGCAACTCAATACGATGCTAGTGATGACTCATCTTTTGATGTAACAGGTAATACAGAGGGGATATCATATTATTATGAACATGAAACTGGAGTCAACCAAGTAAGATTAGGAGTAACCACAGCTATTCCGGCTGATATTACTTCAGGAGATTTTGATATTACACAAAAAGTTGTTAGAGGAGCTGCAACTAATTTAGGTGATCTTAGAGGAGATGGTGAAAATATAATGCGGGTAAGTAGAATTATACCTGATTTTATTGCTCAACAAGGCAACACAGTCGTACAATTAGATTTAAGAAACTACCCAAATAATGCAGCAGCTAGTTCATCGCTAGGTCCTTTTACAATAACATCTAGCACTGAAAAAATAGATACACGTGCCAGAGCAAGGGCTGTGGCTTTAACTATAAAAAATACTGCTGTAGATACTAATTGGAAATTAGGAACTTTTAGGTTAGATATACATGCTGGAGGAAGACGATAATGTCTATTACAAGATTACAACAAGCTAGACAAATGTATGCCATTGGACAATTAGTTTCAAAAACTAAAGACGGTTCAAGACCTGGATACCGTGGAGTAGGAGAGTATGGAGGTGGAGATGAAGGTCCAGCTACTGGAGCAAGTGGAACAAGTGGTAGTGGAGGACAAGTTGATACTGGAGATTTAGGAACAGAAGCAGCTAATGTAGCAGCAAACGTAAGTGCTAACATGGATGCTAGAGATAGAGCTAGAAGGGATCAATATAGAAATTTACCAACACCAACAATTACAGTGGGCGTTGATAAATTTGGTAATCCAATAAATGTTCCAACGACTTATACAGCTAAACGTAATAGAGATATAGCGTTAGATGCATTAAATAAAAGAGGAATCAGTGCGTTTGATCCTAGGGTTACTAAGAAATTTAATCTTTTTGATATGTCTTTTGCACCACAACCAACAGAGAAAAAATTTAGTGTTTTTAGAGATTTTGTTGTTCCTGTTGGTTTAACTTTAGTAAATCCTGGTCTTGCAGCTAAATATCAAAAAGCAAAAACAGCGTATGGTATAGCAAAAAATTTAGCTAATGTTGCTGAAAAAATTGGTTTAACAGATAGAAATGTTGTTGATGCGTTTACAAGTAATTTTACAGATAGAGTCAGTAATTTAGGTTTGGGAAAAAAATCTAAATCCACACGAAATGAAGATACTTTTGAAGATACTTTTACAGGCGGTGGAGATGGCATT